GTCGACATCATCTGTGCAAACCCCTGCAGTGATCTCTGCAGCAGCCTCAGTGAGTGCTGGAACAACGATCGCTCACCAGTCGTCCGCCGTCACGCTGGTTGAGTCTACACGAGCGGTAGAGATTGTGCCCAGTGCGCCTCCCGTCGCATTGATGTCACAGGTTTTGCCAACGGAAGCGAAAGGAAAAGTCAGTAAAAAGACCTATTCTGCAGCCCAGATTCAGCAGTTAGGTTTATGTCGGTCTTTCACGAAGACAGGTGTGTGTAGCCGAGGAGATTCTTGCCATTTTAAACATGGCGAGGCTGCCCCTGTTAAACAAGCCGTGATAGACAAATTGACTTATTTAACTGGTGTTGAGCGCAACTGGAGTTGTGTTCTGCACCGCCAACCTATAATCATTCCTAAGGAGGATAATCAGTTTCATCCTCTTAGTGATATGTGTAAGGAGTTGGGAGTTCCTTTTGAATTGGCCCCTTATGTCATTTACAATTATGACCATCATGAGGTTGATGGTCAAGTTGTGCGCCCGGTTGCGCGCAAACGAATGTTTATTGACATGTATAAAGTTATGAGCTCTCTCGGTATTGTTGCCCCCCGTTTTCTGGACGCTTTTGGTTCTACGCGTAATTCGGATTTGGTGGCTAAGGTCAATCGAGACATGCTTTATTTGGGTTCAAAACCAACGGACTTGGTGTCTTTGCAAGTTCACCGTAGCTTAGTGGTAGGTAAGGATATTTTAAGATCTTCTTCTCTAGTGGGAAATTTAGGTCAAGTTTGTCCTGTTGCCGGTGAGTTTAGTACTATTTTGACTTGTGATGATATCCAAAAATACATGACCAAAACTTATTATGATGCAGTTGTTTATGAAGATGTTCAGGAGAAAGGTGTCACTGACAGAGCTTCTATTTTGCGTCTAGTTTCAAAAGGGTTGGTCGTGGGCGTGATTTTTCACGCAATGGAAGGATCTATGGGGTGTCAGGGTACCTCAGGATTCTGGATTAAAGAGCAGAATCATTGGGTCGGGTGGGCCCATATGTCTGACGAACCGTATGTGAATACTGAAAATAATAGCTGGATGTTTGAAACCAACACAGCTCATTTTGATGGCCATGATATATGCTGGGCCCCAGTTCACGTTATACGGAACGTGTATTTTTGTATCTTTGTCCCTCAAGCGATGCGTAAATCTTCGTCGCTTGACATTCAACCTGAGGTTACGAAAGTGGAATTGGACTTCTCACATACCACAAATGTGGGTTGTCTAGGCATGATGTTAGAGCCGTTTCGCTGGCGTGATCTCCGTGTCGTTGACGTCCATGTGCCTATTGCACATGAGGTGGGCCGAGAGTTCATTACCAAGGCATTGGTGGGTATGAATGATCGAAACCTTATAGGTGCTGTATCCGCTGCGCTTCGTCGCATTCCTGGATACGCCATCCTGGCCCGCAAACGTCCCAAAGTTTATGATGAGCTGATAAGTCATACAGCCGTCGCAGCCCGTGAGGTAGCTTTGGGAGTTCAACTGACATATTACACCGGTGCTCGGGCACGAGCTTTGGAAAACGCCCAGGTAGCTGATGATGCTCGCAATGTTGCGAGTTTCAGAGATTCCCTATGGCCCTGGTGTTGTTGTTTTCCGGTTTTGATTTTAAGAAGTTGTCCCAGTGTGGATTGTCTCGGGCTTTTGCCAACGCTCGAAGGCTATTCACAGGTTAACATAGACGTACCAGAGGTTGAAATGTCGTCTGTGTTGCGGGACAGCGTGGTGGAGGGTGAACCGTCTTTAGACAGTATTGTCGAATCCCAAGGATGGTTGTGTCATAAGGTTGTGCAAGTAGGTCGTCGTGTACATATGCAAACCCCGTATCCTATTCTCTCCCCTCACTATCAACCTGATGCTCGCGGATTACCACGTGTTTGGTATGTTGACACGAATAAAGGCGTCCGTGAGAGCTATGTTGGGTCTAGCACTCAGGTTTTTGATGGTGAGCCCACTTTAGGTCCGTCTACCTTCATGTACGGACCATCCCCTGTTCCTTTCCACTTTAATGCTGGTAGTGGACCTGGTTTGCAGGGAGTGGTGCACAATATTATCAAAGCTAACATATTAACGGATGAAGAGCAGGCCAAGGCTTGGGCCGCTCTTCCCATTCAAGAATTGATGTTGCGAGGTAAGTACTCTGCTATTGATCCTAGCATGGAGGAACGCAAATCATGGGCTGCGGAGAAGGATAAAGCCGCGCTGTACTTGAATGAGCTGGATCTTATTGATCGGAACGTCGTCACTCCAAAATATGGAGTTATACGTATTAAATCAAAGACGGACGACGCTCTATTAAAATCCAAAGAGCGAGTTATCAACTCTAATCCTGTAGATGTAACGGTTATGACAGGTTATGAGATTGAAACCGCTGCTGAACGGCTGAAGGCCGAGTGGAATATCGAAACCGCCTTCGCATATCCTTATATTGTACAAGGTGTACGTGTAGGTTCTGTAGTTGGCATCGGCTTGACAGCTGAAGAGAAAGGCATGTTTGCTACTTGTTGTCAAGAGATGGCTATGGATGGATATGTTGGTATGTATGCCGGCGATGACCAAGTAGGTTGCTTGGTTTTTCGTGGGCAGCATTACTATATTGAAGGTGATGCTAGTGATTGGGATCAATCGCAAGGGAGCGGGCCCATTTTGCTAGAACATCGGTATTTAGGGCGATTAGGGGTGCCCCCACAAGTCCTTCAAAATATTTATAGTGGTAATGGTGGTACTTATGAGGCTGTTAATCCAGAAAACAGCGCTCAACGCATTATCATTAATTCAGCGGAAAAACCTCGTCGTAATTCTGGCGAGGTGGCGACTAGTATTGCCAATACCATAGGGTCTGCACAACTCTATGGCAGTTTGGCTGTGTTGGCGCTTAAAGAACTCTCGGATATCCTGCCTGGGCAGGAAAATAATACTGACATACCCAGCCTTATCAGAACCAGTTTTGTTGGTAAGGCTTTATTATTGGGGCATAAGTTAAAACTTAGAGTTTTGACCTCTATTGAAGAAGCTACTTTTCTTAAAGGCTTCTTTGTACCATGTGTAGTCGAAAATTCTACTGCGACTCACTGTTGGTTTCCTTCGCCCGAAATTTTCTCCAAATTGGGTAATTCACAAGTTGACGCAGGTTCATTAAAAACCTATCATAAATACTTTCCAAAAAGTATGCCTGATTCTATGATGCGTCGACAACGTCAGTTTCTCTGTGATGTATTGCAGTCATACGCACAGTATTCCGAGATGCCTCTTGTATCAGCTTTGACTGCTGCCATTGGGCCTTCTGAAATTGGTGTTGATTCGGACCGTTATCATCACCAGTTTAGTTACGACAAACGGTTGAAGCACGCTAAGACTACACAACATGACTGGAGCGGAATGTTGCGTCGTCTTTCAATCGATCAAGGTGAGTGGGACTCATTTTTAGGATTGATTAGGTCACATCGCTGGAGACCTGGACATTTCCTTTATCATAATGTCTGGGTTGCTCTAGCTCAGGTGTACACCTAGGCCCATGGTCTCTGACCC